CCGCTGTTACGGGCTGGATATGCAGCCCGTGAGCGGATATTTTACCGGCGAGCAGGAAGGAGGCGTTCACATCCCGAATTTCAGCACGCCTCACATTGCAATACACAACCATCCAAGTGGGATGACCTTTTCGCCCGAGGATATTCTTGGCTTTGCGTGCCGGAATTCGATGCGGATGCTGACGATTGTCGGCAATGACGGCAGTGTGTATGCACTGGAAAAGACCGCCGCAACCGATTCTGTATTGTTCAAAAAGGGTTCATTGGCGTTGCACGATGCTACAAAGGAACCTTCTTTGACGTCACAGTCTAAAATAAATCTTGTTTCTAATTTTCTTGAGGAGATTGCGCAATATGGAGTCAACTATTACGCCGGAAGAGATTGAACAAATGAAGGCGTTCCTGAAAGAGCACCCTGTTGACCCACAGTATGACGGGCTATTGGATGGGGACATCCCGACAGAACAGGCACATGCCCAAATCTACACCTCTATCCTGAAAGATTTGGGCGAATTACCCGAATAACCCCTAACAATTCAACCACGATGCACCCGCACCGTGGTTTTTTCATGCCCATTTTTAGGAGGATGCAATGAAGAATCTGCTTGTCCTGATGCTTGCCATTTTGACCGTGTTGACCAGCCCGGAACGGTTCAAGGTGAATTACATCTGCCCGCGCCAGTACCGGCTGTGCTTTTACACGGACGTTTTGCCCGGCGTGGAGATTGTGCCGTAAAGGCCGCGCCAACAATTTGTTGAAACCACGGAGCAAATCTGCACCGTGGTATTTTTATGCCTGCTTTTGACCGCATGAGGTCAAGGCGGGCACTTTTTATACCCTTTTGCCCGGCTGCGGCAGGGCTGAAACAGCCGCACAGACGGTGACGGCCACCACCTAAAAACGCCTATCTGACACCCTACACAGGAGGTAACACCCATGAAAACCGAAGATCTCAAAGCCCTTGGCCTGACCGATGAGCAGGTGCAGCGTGTGTTCGCCATGAACGGCGCAGACGTGAACCGCGAAAAGCAGGCCGCCGAGACGGCCAAAGCCGAGCGGGACGCCATGCGCACCCAGCTGGACGAAGCCAACACCAAGCTGAAAGGCTACGACCCCGACTGGCAGCAGAAAGCCGCCGATGCTCAGAAAGCGGCGGACGCAAAAGTGGCCGAGCTGCAGGCAGGCTATGCCGCCCAGAATGCAGCTGCCGGGCTGCACTTTACCAGCGCCAGCGCAAAAAAAGCATTTATGGCCGACCTGTCCGCCAAGAAACTGCCCCTGCAGGGGGACAGCCTGCTGGGCTTTGACGACTTTGTAAAGACCTACCGCGAAAATGACCCCGGCGCATTTGCCGCCGATACCAAGCCCGCGCGTATTGTGGCAAGCGCTACCGGCACCCCGGCAGCTGCCACCGGCCGCGAAGAAGCAAATGCGGCGATCCGTGCCGCGTTTGGCAAATGAAAGGAGAATAACCCATGCCCAATGTTATTGATCGTTCCCGCGCTGAAGCCCTCATCCGTGAGCAGGTTGTCAGCACCATTTTTCAGGATGCCCCCAAGCAGAGCGTTGTGATGCAGCTGGGCCGCAAGCTGCCCAACATGACCAGCAAGCAGACCCGCATTCCGGTGCTTTCCATGCTGCCGCTGGCCTACTGGGTCAACGGTGATACCGGCTATAAGCAGACTTCCCGCCAGGCGTGGGAGAACGTCTACCTGACCGCCGGTGAGCTGGCAGTCATTGTTCCCATCCCCGAAGCCGTTCTGGCCGATGCCGAGTTTGACATTTTGGGCGAGGTGACCCCGCGTGTCAACGAAGCCATCGGCCTGCGGGTGGACCAGGCCATTCTGTTCGGCATCAACCGCCCGGCAGAGTGGCAGAACGACATTATCACCGTTGCCCGCCAGGCCGGCAACAACGTTTCCGGCGGCATCAGCTATGATTCCCTGCTGGGCGAAAGCGGCCTGTTTGCCAAGGTGGAGGATGCAGGCTACACCGTGGACGGCGTTGTGGCTGCCATGGGTGCCAAGGCGTCCCTGCGCGGCATCAAGGACACCAACGGCCACCCCCTGTACAAGAGCGATATGCAGGGCACCACCCCCTATGCCCTGGACGGCGCGCCGATCTACTTTCCTGAGAACGGCAGCTTTGATACCAGCGTTGCCCGCATGGTGGCCGGCAACTTTAAGCAGCTGGTGTACGCCATCCGCCAGGATGTGGACGTCAAGATCCTGGACCAGGCCGTGATCCAGGACCCCAGCACCAAGGCCATCATCTTCAACCTGGCCCAGCAGGATATGATTGCCCTGCGCGTTACCTTCCGCATGGGCTGGGCCATGCCGAACCCCGCCACCCGCATGAACGAGAACCGCGTCAACGTGCCCTTTGCCTACATTGACGCCGCGACCGCCTACACCGACCAGACTGTGACCTTTACCGTCAAGGATAATGCCGAAAGCTCCCCCAATGCCATTGCCGGTGCAGCTGTCAATGTGAACGGCTCCATCCGTGTGACCGGCACTGACGGCACCGCCGTGTTCCACCTGCGCGCCGGTGAATATCCCTACAGCGTCAAGGCAGACGGTTACCGCCCGCAGACCGGCACCGTAACGGTTGCCGCAGCCGCCGTACCGGTTGCCGTCACCCTGCC